GAGCACACTATAAAGATCCATCAACACCTTCCCCTGCGCCGCCGATAACGGCAGTTTATCATTGTTCGTCACGCAGTTATTCACGATCTGTCCGATCATGCATACGCCGGTATTCCAGCTTTTAAAATCATTCATGAATTTTCTAATTTTTCCCAAAAATGATTTTGATGTTTCTCCTGCCTCCGGTACGGGGAATTGCGTGCCGGCAGGTTCCTCCAGCGCTTTGATTGTCATATTGGAAATGTCCCCGCCGGCGGAGTCGGCTTTCTTGTTCAGTTCCGCATCCAGAATATCTGCGTTATCGTTAAAATCCTGAATATCAACGGGATCGGTGCCTTCCGGCTTTTTTAAATTGTAATTTGGTGTTAACTGCATATTATACCTCCTTAAGTGTTCTTACTTCGTCCCAGATCATTGCCCCCAACTGTTTCCATGTGTACGGTTTCAATTCCTCCCAGATTGTGTATCGGTATTCAAACCGATAGGCCAGATGCGCCGGTTTGATATCTTCCAGCATGTTGATAAACGCCTGCATATTGCGGGGAATCCCTTTGATACCGATAAACTGAATTACAAATAGGTGGTTGGGGTTGTCCTCGATCACATTCACTTCACCTCCGCTAAATGTTGCCGCGGTCTCTTCTATCATCCGTTTTGTCGTCGTCCCATGCCCACGCAGTTTTGCCATCAGAATCTCCCGGCGCTGCTCATATGTCAAAGACATATTGGTTGCCACTCCCAACATTTTCTCCCACCTTAACAGGCCCCAGGTCGCTGTCTCGATAAAACACTGATCCAACAAGTCCCTCAGTTCATGCTGCAACAAACCGATTTCCGGCCCTTCGGTCCGATAGATTTCCGCAAGCTCCAGGACCTCCGCCAAAAAGGGTGGGGCGTATCCGGCAAGGTCCACAAAATAGTTCTCCGGCTTTGCCGGTACATCCGGCGAGGCTATCTGATACCTCTGACGGCCATAACTCTCTTTGCCATACAACTGCTACACCCCCTTCAGATCATTCCAGCTGACAGCGCCTTTTTTCAAATAGCTGCTGTCATGATTGTGATTCTTTGCCGCCGCATCTGTAATACCAAACCCTGCCAAAGTGGATGGATTCGTACCGGCCGTCACATGTCCCTGTACGTTGACGGTAACGCTTTTGTAGGTCCCTGCCGCCACTCCACTGTCCGGATGGGTATAGCCTGTATTCGGCGGAACCGCCCATGTGCCGTCGCCGCGCAGAAACTGCTCCTGTTTACCGGCCGCCGGCGCGGGGACCAGCCCGCTCGTGCCGGCGTCCGAGGCGGTTGCCCCCTTTAGATCGCTGTAGGTGGTATTATAATCCGGCCCCCAAACTGCTGTTCCATCCTCCGCCCACCGTAAAATCTGGCCCCCGGATCCGCCTGCGGGAATATGTTTCATTCCGGATTCGGTGGGATGCACATACCGATTGGCTCCCTCTGCAATCCCGGTCAGTTTATCCAGCATATCCTGCGTCAGGTTACTCAGCACGTTTTTATTACTGTGATCATGGCGTTTATTGTAGGCATCATCGTAATTGGCCTTATCCTCTTTGCCTAAAAGTCCGTCCTCGCTCCGGGTCGCTTTCGGGATTGCGTTCGCCGAGGCAGCGATCCAGGCAGACCCGTTCCAGCGATAGGTATAATCCGTATCCCTTACATTGACGGTCCAGCCATCGTTCGGATCTGGATATGTAACAAAGAGGTCTGAATAAGTATTTACCGAGGCTTTCCAGTCAGTTTCGGCCAGGAAGTCGGAAAACTTATTGTCAACCTCGCTCCTGCTGTACTTGTCGTCCCAGATCGGCTTATTATCACTAATGGTATTTTGAATCGCCGTTTCGGCCTGCACCGCTCTGAGACACTCTGCGTCAACCGCCTCGCTGTTTGCCTGCTCGGCGGCTTTCGCCCGTGTCTCCTCCGCGTTCACCGCCTCCTGGGTACAGCGGACCGCCTCCTGCAGCCGGTTGATATCGTCCGCCTCCACCGTGTCTCCATCCGTTTCATAGCTAATGTAAACCACGGGTTCTTCCGCATATATCTTTACCACTCGCTTCCAGGGCGCCAGGCTTGGGGTGGATAAGGTGTACGTCTCAAGACGTTTCCCAGTCAGCTTCGGTCCTGTATAGACCGCAAATGCAGCCGCGTTAATATTATCATGCTGCAACTCCCCCTCGTACACGCCATCTGTGGGACGAACCGCTTCTTCGACAACATATACATTGCCGTCAACCTTATTCAGCTTCTCGTAAAAGGTGCTTACATTCATCGTGCCACCTCCAGCGTAATTGCCCCCGGTACCGCCAGCTCCTCATCATTCAGCGCCACATTTCCGGTGGCGCCGTTCAACAACAGGTCAAAGTAATCCTCCACGCCATCGATCCCCAACAGCAGGTTTCCGATTTTAGCCAGGCTCACATAGGACAGATCCAGCGCCTCCTTGCGCAAATACCCTGCCATTGCTTCCTGAAATGCACTTTCGACAGATCCCAGATTCATCCCTGTCCGCAGCTTGACTCCGGCGGATACATTGATGGCCTTTTCGGCTACCGACGTCACTGTGACGTCCGCGCCCACAGGGCGGAGTTCCTCGATGTGCTTCTGTACCTCCCGCACCAATCCGTCTCCGGCGGCCGACATACCCGCGTCTGAGATCACTACCTTTACAGTCCCGGGTCCATTGGCCAACGGGAATACCCGTGCCGCTCCAACTCCGTCGCATTCCATGGCCCAGTTATAATAATCATACCGGTTGCCGCTGGTGGAAGGCTTCTGTACTTTTGTCAGGTATCGGTCCAACAAAGATTCTGTCGACTCCTCATTGCTCCCACTGTCGATTATCTCCGTAAGCTCCGCTTTTGTAAGCCCCGGAATATAATCAACCGGCACCATCGCTCCCAGCTCTCTGTTTTCCAATGCACCGGCAGTCTCGCATTCCATCCGGTAAGTCCGATCCCCTATGCGCTCAACGGCGACGTAGTTCAGGGTCCCCAGTGAAAAACGCGTCCCCAGTTCAATCTCCATATTAAATTCCCCTTTTAACACAGCCTTTGCAGCCGGATGCGGGGTGATATTCCATTCCGAGCAGCGCCTGATCAGGTATTCCCGAACCGCCGTCTCCGCAAACATTTGGTCCAACGTCCACCCAAGTTCGATGTATGCATTCTGCAATTCCACCGCAGCCGGCGCGAGCGCCGTATAAATGGGGGAGCTCTGCCTGGTATCCAATTCCGGGCTGTTTTCTTTGACGTTTCGGAGCATTCGCTCAAGAATTATTTCATACGTGGTGTCTTCATACATTACACATCAACCTCCTTGGATGCCTCTACGTCCCCAAACTGCGTGTGCGCGGTAAACGTAACACTGAGCTTATGTCCCACTATGGTGAACGAAAACGCATCAACGCTCTGTATCCTGTCATCCTGCAGCAATGCTTCCCGAATGCGTTTTTTTATTTTTGACTTGGCTAACTTCATGGGCTTCCCCAGAAGGCTGGTCAGCTCCACACCGTAGTTCCAGTTATAAATCAGCCAGTCAAACCGTTCGGTATTGAGAATGCAGTATATCGCCTGCTGCACCGCCTCCCTTCCGTCCACACAGCCCTGTAGTCTTCCGTCTTTCAAACGGTAGGTCCGGGACGGCTGCTTGCGGATGACAAATTCCCGTCTCAAAATATTACCTGTTTTCGGCAGCATGTTCGCCTCGCCTCCTTTTTACCAGCGTTCCAGCACCAGATATTGCTGGCCGCCCTTTTTTTGCAATAACAACACGCGTTCCCCCGGCTTCAAACCATTTTTAACCGTTACGTCCACCTCTCCCAACTGCGGGATGACCATCGTTTCCGTGTGGTCGGTCAAACGCCTGGGCACCAGTACCTGGCCGCCCTTTACGGTTGTTTTCTGGTCAATCTGTACCGCTGCCGGAGAAACGCCTACCACTGTGCCGGGAATGAGATCACAGGGATCCCCTGCCTCCACGGCCTGCAGCATAATCCGTTTCATATTTTCAATCCATTGGGCGTCAGGCATTAATACCAGCTCCTTTCAACGTCAAATCCATGGTGTGAATTCCCTGATCGATTGTATGAGTTACCGCTTCGATCAACAGATAGTTTTGCAGCTGCATTTCCCGAACATCCAGAAATACCGGCAGCAGACATCCTGCCCGCACCCGTACGTCTCCAAAGGCATTTTTAACAGACAGGCTCCTGGTCGGCTGATTGTACAGCGCCAGGTAACGCTCCGCCACCTCCTGGCCGCTCGCACCTGTGTCAACGCTTTCATTTAGCTGCAAAATCCCCCATTTGTTGATGTTTTCCGTATGTTTTGTCATGTAAACATCCCGTTTCTTTGTCTGCTCGTTGTCCTGGTAGAGTTTAATCTGATTGTACGTGTTCTGGTCGATGCTGATCTTAAAATCGTAATCCTGGGCGGTTTGGTTGTCGATGGTAATCCCCAGCTTCATATTTTCAATATTCTTCAACGCCAGCTTTCCCACATCGTCGTAAAATACAAACAGATTTCCGGTATAGATCATCGTCAGGTCCAACGCATCCAGAATGATATCAAACAGACCTTTATCCTTCATATTTCTGGACTCGATCACATACCCGGTGTCCTCAAGTTCCCCTACATTCAACTGAAAATCGCCTGCAATCATACGGATCACCTCGGTAGCGGTCTTGGCTTCATAATTATAGCTGTCTTTATTTTTGAGGTAGCGGAGCTGATCGTAAGCCGTCACCTGCATCTGACCGCCGCTGCTCCAGTTCCGCTCAAAAATAAAGCCAAAAAATACCGGCTGGCCGCCCACATCCACCCGGATTGCATTTCCCTCTTCAATTTTCAGGCGGCTGTCCGGGAGCAGGGTGAAGGAGCATTTTCCCGCCTCGCCCTTGCGCTTTGTCTCCCAGGTAACACTGTCCAGCGCCACTGGCTCATAGACTGTCTGACCGTTCTGGATATATAAATGTACATCCACTGTTTTCACCTGCCTTTATGACGGAATGGTAAGAACCTGACCGGGACGAATCAGGTTGGGATTGCTGATCTTGTCCCGGTTCAAATCATATAGTTCCTGCCAGCGGTTGCCATTCCCTAATAACTGTTTGGCGATTTTCCAGAGACTGTCCCCGCTTACGACCGTATAGCTTCCGGCGTTTTCCGGCTCGCCCTTGCGCTCTGTCCCCGACTCCTCAGACGCCTGAACCGTCTCGGCCTCATCCTCAATGAGGACAAAGTTCATGATTTTCGTGCCGTAGTTCCGGTATTCCTTTAGGGAAATGGAGACGGTCAGATCAAACCCTTCCTTCACGTCGTCTGATACCTTATAATCCTCCAGAGTCACATCCAGATTGGTGTCAAAGGAGCTGAACCGCCCGGGGCCGTCCCGGATCACGATAAATTCGAAGGGCGTTTTGCTCTCTTTTAAGTTCTGTAGGTGATCCAGAAAATCCTCCGCGTTATCCACACTGCCGTCCCAGACCGCCGCCGGGTAATCCATCTGCGGAAATACCACGTCCAGCGATATCTCCGCCAGCCCGGCCGGCCGGACCAGATTGATCTCCTCCCCGTTGATTAAATTAGCCGTTTTATTCTGCCCCGGATAACTGATGGGAATCTTCTCGGGCGGTATGGGAAGCCAAATGTCGTCAAGATATACTTCGTAAGCCATTAAATATGCCCTCCTTCCGCCGCGGCCGCCAGAAATTCACCGGTAAACGTGGACAGGAAGCTGCCCATATCTTCGAAATCGGCCTTTTTGGTGAGCTTGTTGTTATTGCTCACATTCACCTTCAAATCTGCCAGGGTAAAGCGGTTGATGATCTCCTGCTCGGCAGCGTCGCGCATGTATTTTAGGTCCTCATCCATGATATTCATGGAATCGGCCATGGCGGCGGTGTTGGCGGCGGTGTCTCCGGTATTACTTATAACCTCTTCCCCAGAAGCTGCCGCAGGGGTATAGCCATTCTCCGTTCCTGGAACATAGGTGTTCTCTTCTGCCGCCTTTGCCGCATTCTTCTTGCTTTCCGCTTCCAGCTTTGCCGCTGCAATATCATCCTGGCGTTTCTGCTGTTCATCTTGGAATGCCTGATACTGCTCAGCCATTTGCTGTTTTCTGGCCTGCTTATCGATTGCATTTTGTTCTTTCAGCGCAGCTAAATCAGCTGCCCGCTGTTTTTGATTCGCCTCTTCCTCAACCGCCGCGTTGCCTGCGAACTCGACATGAGCGATTGTATCAATCGATGTGCCTGCAACACTGTTGACCGCTTCGATAAGGGTATTGACATTATCAATGGCGCTATTTATAAAATCCTGCAGGAGTCTGAGGCCCATAACCTTCAAATTTCCAATCGAGTTTAGGACATTTACTTTGAATAGCTCGAATCCATATATCATACCGTCAATTCCATTCTGTATACCATTCCACGCCATAGTAAGGTTAAGCTTGAGCAGTCCAACCCGGGTAAGGATCGAATCTACACATGTCAGCCAGGCCACTTTCAAACCACCGATATGATTTACCCAGATCGCTATCGCTGCTACTGCCGCTATAATCGCCACCACAATCCATGTCAACGGACAAGCTAACAGCGCTGCGTTGAAACCGATCTGTGAAGTTGTCATCCCGGTCGTCGCAGCCATTTCCGATGTAACCGCCGCTCCGTGGGCTACAGAAGCGATCGCCCCCAGCGTCTTCAGTCCATTGCTTATTGCCTGCACGGCAGTTGAAACCAAAACTGCCCCTTTATAGCGAGAATCGCCGATGTAACCCCTAGAATCACCGGTTCCAGCCAAGCCCAATTATCTTGCGCCCACAAAACGGCCTGTCCCATCATGTCCAACGCCTGTACCGCCCCACCGGCCAGCATCTGAATTCCATTTGTAACGTTTGCAGAGAGTGCGTTAAACCCATCAGTCTGCGTCATTGCACTGATCTGTTGAAGCGCAGGTTGAAATGCCATCAAGGCCTGGTTGCGGATATGATCCGTCACCTGACCAAATGTCATCGGCATCTGTCCAAATTTCTCATTTGTCTCATCGGAGGCCGCAAACATCGCATTCTTAATAACCTCGGCTGAAATAGCGCCATCCGCTGCCATCTGTTTGACCTGCTCAATCGGAATCCCCATATAATCCGCAATGTTCTGGACAATCGGCTTTGCATTGTCCAATACCGTGTTCAGCCCCTCGCCCTGCAGTTTACCGGAAGCCATGGACTCAGTAATCTGCGACATTACGGAATCCACTCCCTGCGCGCTGGTTCCCGCAATAGCAAATGATTTATTAAGCTGCTCAGTAAACGCAATCAGCTCGTCATTGGAAGAGAACGCCCCTCTTGCCTGCAGTCCCATCTTTGTAACAGCATCAGCCGTTGTCTGATAGGCCCCGCGAGAGCGTTGAGCCGCCTGAAATATTTTCTGCTGTAATTGTTCCGCGGTATCCAAACCATAATTCATTTGATCCAGACGCGCCGTTGTCTGTGTCACCTGATCCGCAAGCGATATCAGCTTGCCTGCCGAAGCGGCGTTTATCAGCATACCTGCATAACGCTTGATGGAACTTCCCAAGTCTCCTGCCGCCGACTGTCCCCCTTTGACTGACTGATTAAATTGTTCCTGCGCCGTGAAGTTATTGCGTATATCACGTTCTGCCGAATCCATAATGGAATTAAGTTCCTGATATGCTGCATTTGACGCTGAAATATCCATCCGGCTCATTGCACTGCTAAGTTGTCCTTGTACAGTGGCGGCCTGGGACAATTTTCCGCGAAGGGTCTCCAATTCGTTGTTGACCTTATCGGTACGAAGATTTACTGGTATGCTGTTTAGCTTTTCAATACGGTGTGAAAGGCTTTGAACGCGAACTGAGGTCGCCGCTACATCATTCAACATTCCTGGAGGTACCACTCGCATTCGTCTTGCTTGTGCGGAAATCCCCAACTGATTTTTATAAAGCTGCTGTGCCGCGGTTGCCGCTGCTTGATATTCCTGTTCAAAGCGGCCAGCACCGCTATTCATGAATACCGGCTCGGAAGCTACGCTGTTCCAGGTTGGAGGTTCCGGTGCTTTCACAGGCGTTTGATTGATACGTTCCAGCCCTTCCCGGTACCTTGTCAGCTCCACGGAGACGTTGGAAACGGCCTGACGCATCGCCACTGCCTGAGTCGTATTAAAACCCGTATTGATCGCCGTCTGTGCTGCAGCCATGCTGCTGACCATCGTATTCATAGAAATCTTGATAGATTCTAACGTCGAGGGCATCTGGACCGCCAGTTGGTTTGATGAACTCATTTCTGCCATATGCTCACCTCCTGATTATTATTTCGAGTATTATAAAAGCACCCGGAAATTTCCGGGTGCTTGCCGCAATGTATTCTATTAAAATCCTGTTACACCTACAATCGTGTATTTATTACACTCATTATCTGTAATTAGTGCTTTGAATTGCCATGTTTCTCCAGGTCCCAAGTTATTCATATTATCTAAAGTAGACCCTAAGACTGTATCATCTTTGTACATCTTAATTTCTATTTGAACATATGAATAATTTTTATCAGTATTGTTTTTAACCTGACCGGTAACATATCTAAGCATTCCGTCATTCAAATTCTCATAAGAAAGAATTTCTAAATCTTCTTTTTTAGCTTCTGTTTCAGGTATGCTTGTCTCTGATACATTTGTCTCAGACGACTTTTCAGTATTTGATTTGGTTGAATTATCAGGACTGGTTTTAGTACTTTTCCCCCCTATTGATGATATAATAAAAATCAACACAGCAAAAATAATGAAAAAAGTCAAGCAACCAACGAGGCAACCATTCTTTTTCTTCTTAGGTACCGGCTGAGATGTCTGCTGGCTCCCTTTTGCAGTTCCAATAGACGGATTATCCTCACCTTTAGTTGCAGACCCTTTTAATGGATATCCACATTGCGGACAATTCTGTGCATTATCAGAAATTTCCTTGCCACACTCCGGACATTTAATCAAAGCCATAATCATTCCTCCCATTTCCAAATATATAAATGATTATAGCATATAATTTTACAAAATTCTATTATTTTCGCTTTTTTTACTATCCTTTTTATTTTATTTTTTATATCCACCCTCCCCTATCCCGAGACTCCATCTACAACTCTGACTCGCAGTATTCATTAATTTCCTACCGTTTTCTCCCCTTTTTCGCCTTCTGCGCTTCCTTTTTATCCTTCTCCAGCTTAATCTGAACCGCCGCCACCACATAGGCCCGTTCCTGGACCTCTAAGTCCAGGAACTCATGGGGCCATCTGTGGAGTTTATGGAGGCAATAGTAGGCAATATTTGCCTCCATATCGCCCCCATCAATTAGTTTTTTGCTTCATCTACCTTTTCCTGAAAGGACTGGTCGAATCCATGGTATTCCTGCAAACGGTTCATGAACAGATTGTACTCTCCGGGATCGTCAATCATCTCCTGGATCAACTGCTCCGCCCCCATCACGCCATAGGAGTCCTGAAGTTCCTTGTCGTTTAAGTTCGGGTACACTACGCAAGCCGCCGCCATCTTCGCAAGATAACGGTTCGCGTTGAACTTTGGCCGGAACATACCCGGCTTACCGATCACCTGAACATCCACGGTGCAATCTTCCCGCAGCGCATTATCTTCCTTCGTAGTCAGAGGACGCACCTCCCATAACAGTGGCTTTCCGTTCTCATCCGTCAATGTTGTTGTAGCCGAAATTTTCAAATTTTCTTTGGTTTTCTTATTCTTCTTTAAAAATCTGCTCAAATCTCCCATCGTCTCTCACTCTCCCTCTCTTACAGCATTCCGCTCATAGTTCCAAACATCTCCGGGATCTCGAAATCCTCGAAGGTGAAGTCGGCATCCTCGTCCAGGTACTCCGCGTCCGCGTCGAACTTAGCCAGAATTCCGCCGTCCAGATTGCAGTCCTTCAGGATCACAGTCTGCCGTCCGACGCTGCTGGTCGGGTCCTCGTTGGTAATCTGAATGTCAAAATACACATCCTCCCCGGTCTCCTTGTACCGGTACAGCAGCTGACGGAAAATACTGGTGTTATAGTGGAATGTGGCCGACCCGCTGCCCTTCCAGCCGGTGGTCTTGTTTCCCTTGCCGGTCTTTCCCAGGATCGGGATCTCAGACTTGGTTTTCTCGATGCTTGCCTCCAGGTTGATGGCCTGCATGAAATTGTAGCGGTTCCCTTCAATGGTAACAAAGCACTCTGCCAGAGACGCGCTGATGGCGTCCTTTGCGTTCATAATCGGATTATTCAGCATATTCTCTCACTCCTCCTTTACTGTACAACTACGGTCATATAAAGCTGTGCCATGGCGTTGACCGGCGTCACCGGACAGCTGGCGACGATGGACTTTTTACCCTCACCTTTGGCGATTACGATATCATCCGCCTTGAAGTTCTCAATGGCACGGAGCTTCTCCAGTTCCCGGTAATACGTCACCACGTCATTCCAAAGGCTCACGCGTCCCGCCTCATCATTGGGGATTTTGCCCAGATACTTATTTCCGAACAGCGCGGCGATATCATTGCCGATCTGATCCAGCACGCGCATGGTCTGGTTGCTGGAAAAGTCTCTGCCTTTTTCCTCGGTATACGTTACCAGCGTGTTAATATCTTCCAGGACGCGGGTTTCATTTCCCACCCTGTGCAGGATAAATTTTCCGGCCTTAACGGCTTCCTCCAGAGCTTTCTGGGTATAGGCGGTGTCCGCATTGTACTCGCCGTCATAGGTCTTGTTGGTATTGGAGGCATTAACCGCGCATCCGGCAATCGCCCCGGTAACCCAATATACCAGCGCACAGGCCTCTGTGCTCATCTGCGCCCCGCTTTCCTCTGCCGCCGCGCTGCCCGCAGTAACGTTTTCCAGCGACACAATCCCCTCGCAGTCCGCTGCGCAGCGGAACAGGACCGTCTGGAACTTAATTCCCATCTCGTCCCGCATACTCTTAGTAAAGTCGGCAAACAGCGTTTTAACTTCCTGGTCATCCGAGACCAGCCCCAGCGCATGGAAAGAATAGCTCTGAATCTGATCCAGGAATTTCTGGTAATCCGCCTTCGCCGGCGTCCCGTTGGTTCCTCCGGTGAAGGGAACGCCCGCGGTCGCCTGCAATGCCGTTTCCCGTTTAAACGCAACATAGGCATTATCCTTTAATTCCGCAGCCGCAGATACCGCCTGAACATCCACTTCATTTCCATCCAAAAGTGTTCTGACGGTATAATTATCCCCCTCCTGCGCGATCACCAGGCGCAGGTCGTTGCCCCGCACTCCTGCGTAGCGGGCCGCCGCATAATCACAGGCCGCCTGTTTTCCGCCGCCGTTTACCCGGCAGCCGTACAAAGTCCGTGCATTCTTAAACAGATCGCGGATTCCCTTGACCTTCTCGTGGTTGTACTCATAACCGAACAACTCCGGGCAACGCTCCGCCAGATCCGAGGCCTCCAAGGTAAATACCTCACCGGCCGTCCCCCAGTCCATTTCCAGGGGCATCGCCACGTGTCCCCGCTCCGACAGAACGACTCCAGCCCGCGCCGCAGACACAAAATTGATATACGCTCCGGGCAAAATCTTATTTTTCTCCTTAAAACTTCCGCCTCCAAGTGCCATACTATTTCACCATTCCTTTCTCAATCTCAATCGTTTCCATTGTTGTTTCCTCCTGTCTCGCCCTGATGACGAACAGGTTGTAGCTGACCCGGAATATCAACTGCCTCCTCTCCAGGTCAGGCAACGCGCTCCGGCCGGTTCCCCGCAGCAGGCTGCCGTCTGCCAGACTGATATACTCCAGGCCATCCATAAGGATTTCCGCGGCCCGGTTCATTTCCCGGAATGTCTGGGGCGTCTCTTCCGGCTGATATCGGATCAAAATCTCCGTTTTCCGGAAATACCGCGGGCCGACCATGGGCTTCTCTGCCGACTCCTGAAGTTGTACAAAAAAACAGGGGCCACTCGTCCCCTGCCCTGCCGGCTCGGTACAGATTCCGTATTCATCCCCAAACAACTCCCGGAGTCTGCCAACGACCGCATCCAAGATGTCATTGTACATTAAACCACCCCTTTCCCTATGGATGACCATCCGGAATCTTTCAGCTGCGCATTTACCGTTTTCCTCAACTGTTCCTTAATCCACAACGCATTTCCTCCTTCCATCTTTTTCTGATGTCCGCCTTTTCAAAAACAGCGCCCGGGCTTTCACGTCCGGACGCTGTCTAATAAGTTGGAGCGGCCTCAGGTCTTCTGCCTTTTGGCCTATTTTTATTCTACTACGATGTACCCGATATAGATGATGTATTTAAACGATTTTGTATTTTTTCAAATATTTGTCCCGGACGTAAAGCCTCGGGTAGTCCGGGCTGCCGGCATACCCGGTTTTCAGCGCAATCTTCGGCCAGCTCATCCCATCCACATAAAACATCTTAAAAATACATCGGGCTTGTCCGTCGTCAATATCCTGAATCCATTTCTCCACCGCCTGAACCTGGTCTTTCTTCTGTTCCAATATCCTTTGGCGGCACTCGTATAACGGCCAATCAAATCCCACAATCCGCTGCGGCCTGCCATAGCCCGTGCGGTAATCGAGAATTGTGCTGCTCCCCAGCCCGGAATCGGTAGTCCGCATTTCCTCCAGTTCCATCTCCAAAATCGGTATTTCACGCTTTAACTTCTTATAATTATCCAAAAGTTTTTTCGTCATTTTCACATGCTCCATTCAAAGTACCTCCCGCCATTGCTGCAGCTGCGATTATCCTCTGCATTTTCGCAGCCTGTCCACACCGACCGCCCTCAGACGGTCCTTCTTTTGTAACCTGCAACTGCCATAATCCTGTCCTGGATCTGTATGACAATTTCCTGCTTCTTATTCTCCGGGAGATCCTCAAACCGGAAAACCTCGCCGGATACCTCAACCGTATTTACTATTTCAGGTAATTTGATAAAACCATCCCCTCTCCGTAAATCTTATGTAACGGGGATTGTACATATTGCCTATATTGCCGCACTCTCCTTTTTACAGGTTGACACCTCCTCATGATAGTGGTATAGTTATTGTATTCGAACATATGTTCTTTTGTTAAGTTTTCGACACTTTATGTGTCGTTTTAATATAAAATATGCCCTGTTACTTATTTTGTTTTCGGTCAAGCCTCACCGTATGTCACATTTCGTGTCTATTCTTGTTATAGCACGCTTTACCTTCACTGTCAACTGTATTTTCACGTTTCGTGTCATCATTGCATTTACAAGATTCACAAAATGTGATACGATACAGTTATGGAGGTAGACATCATGGGGAATTTTAAGAGTGTTTTCAAATTGCTGCGGACTGAGAATGGTTACACCCAGGATGGGCTTGCAGATATGCTGGGAATATCCCGCAGCGCCGTCAGTATGTACGAAAATGGCAACCGGGAACCCGATCTCAAGACTCTGGAAGCCATAGCGGATCTGTTTAAAGTTGATATGGATTATCTCCTGGGGCGAAGTGCAGCAGCCGTGACAGCTTCCCCCGAACGCTACACCGCCCCAAACTGTGATGATCTGATCACCGTGTACACCAGAAGCAGAAAAAACCTCTCCCAGGAAGAAAAAATGAGACTTGCCCGTATCATATTATCAGATGATGACGAGGAGTAGTAAGATGGATTTTGAGCAGTTGTATGAAATCATTTTCAAGATCTACACAGACTGCAATGTGACGGAATTCCCCATTGATTGTTTTGAAGTGGTCCGCAGATGCGGTTACCGAATCAAACGGTATTCCGAACTCACCCCCAAGAAAAAAGAGGCATGTATGCGCCTGAGCCCCGACGCCTGCATCGTGAAAGACACCCTGTATTATCAGGATCAAAACATCCCGGAACGGACACGTTTTTCAGTTATGCACGAATTGGGACACGTTTTCCTCCAGACACCCGTTGAAGAAACAGCGGACACCTTCTCCAGCCATATTCTGGCGCCCCGGATCATGATCCACAAGAACGGCTGTCAAAACGCGGAACAGATCCATGAGACCTTTGGCCTGTCCTACACCGCGTCAAACCGCGCCCTGTCGGATTACCGCCAATGGTTCACCGGAATCAGCCGCCGTTCCCCCAGAACGCCTCTGGCCGTCGAGCAGAAACTGGAGTCCATGTTCTGCCCGCTGCCAGAAGAACCGGCGTCCCGTCCATCCCGGCGCAGACCGGCGAAAAAGCGTCTGACCAAACGCCAGCGCGAGATGGACGAGCGGGCAGCGTTTTTCCAGGAACAGAGGTTGATCTATGGGGAGGACTATGTGTTCCACATGCTGGAAGAGCAGTGGTTATGCGGAAATGCACCGTGATAAAGCCCGGAGTTGTTTTAAGGCGGATTCCCCATCAAACCTCTCAATTAATTGATCATTTAAAACGTCCTTTATTAACCCATCCATACAATATAAAATGTGAGGTAATTTTAATGAAAAAGGCAAGGTTATTCATCGCAACCGCAATCGCTGCAACCGCTATCAGCTTCACCGCCTTCGCCGGCGAATGGAAGCAGGACACCACCGGCTGGTGGTATGAGAATGACGACGGAAGCTATACCACAAGCGCGTGGCAGGTCATTGACGGCAAATCCTATCTGTTCGACGCCGACGGATATATGCGTACCGGATGGATACAGACCACCGGTGGAAATTGGTACTACCTCAATCCGTCAGGAGAAATCCGCTATGAGGATCTGGACGAAAACGGTGTGACCTACCATTTTGACTCCAAGGGAATCTGCACCAATCCCAGCGAGAATGGGAGCGAGGACGGGAGCGGACTTAATTTCAACAGCGATTACCAGTCCATCCTCGACATGGAGCGCCTGAAAGCCGAAAAAAGACTTATGGACCAGAACAATAACAGCCAGAATTATGAGGAATCCATTGTCTATGAGCATGACGTTGCCCCCACCACTCCGACAAACCGGTACGGGCTGTCCGATATGCAGTTTTAAAGAGCGTTGCTGTCTGCCAGGGACAGCAACCGCTATCTGATTTGTATGGGCTGCCGGCTTAGCCGGCGGCCCGGATACATTTATCCCGGATATCTTCTCTAACTTTCCCGTATTCCTTTTGGAGTTTCCTTCCGCTTATAAATTCCGCCTTGAAATCTCCCGCTCCCTCATCCTCCATTATTGTTTTGCAATTTATTAAATATGAGATCATCCCTCTTTTGCTTTTGTCAGAGCGCAT